ATGGACTTGTAAAATTCATATCAAACCATTTACTTGCATGCTCTTCCATTACAACTGGTGCGAATGGTCTAAACAGTTCACGTTTCTTAATGCTGTTTACTTTATCTTTAATGTTTGGATCTCTTGGATCTGCTAGTATACTTCTATTACCTAGTGCTCTTGGTCCGTATTCTGCTCTTCCACTTGCTACCGCGGCAATTCCAGTATTAACTATTTCATTTAACGCTGCATCAACTGGATACTTATCTCCTAAATCATATCCAAGGAGTGGTGTCTTAAAATCAATATGTTTTCCATACAAGGCTGCTGCTGCACCCAAAGAACTTCCAGCATCTCCAGGGTTTGGCATAATCCATATATCATCAAATATACTCCACAAGAAGGTATTGGCAGAACAGTTAAGGGCACAGCCACCCATAAAAACTAACTTATTTTTCTTAGTTAGTCTTTTTGCCATATACATAAAATCTATTAATTTTATTTGATAAACTTCTTGTACTGCTGCTGCAATATCAAATCTATCTTGCTCAGTTATTTCTGATCCCCAATCAAAAATTCCTTTATGAAAATTATATTTTTGATAACCAATTGATGGAAAGTACTCTAAAACTTTTTTAAGATATTTTTGTTTATCTCCATAAGCAGCCATACCCATCATTATGTACTCTTCCTGGTTTGGCATTAGCCCAATAAGTTGAGTAAAGGCAGAATAAAATAAACCAAAACTAAATGGATAGTTGTCTTTGTACATTAACTTAATATCATTTCCTTCTCCAGTCCAAATGGTAGAAGTATTAAACTCACCAATTGAATCAAGAACAACTATTACTGCATCGTCAAATTTGCTGGTGTAATACCCTGCTGCCGCATGTGAGTAGTGATGTTTAAAGTTAGTTCTTGGAATTGAATTAAGATAAGTATGTTCAAACCATGGCTTGCCCCCACCAAATCCACCGCGAGTTTTAACTCTTAGTTTTTTTAAAAATGGACTTTCATAATAGGCTATCTGATTTGGTATACCATAACTCAGTGCATTGTCAATTAAATTTTTATTGGTAAACCAATCATTCTTAACTCCACTATACCTTTCTGCATGTCCAGCAAATAACACTTTGTCATCCTGTATTAAAGATATAGATGCATCGTGTGTTGTTTCGTTAATTCCCATTATCAGCATATTTGTTTTTTTTCTAGTTGAAATTGAAATTCTTTAAACCAAGCATGATGAACCGCTTCACTTGGATGAGAATTATCATTACCAATAATTGTCAAAGACTTATCCACATTTTCAATATACCCAAATGTATTATTTGCTACCCTTGTTTTATCTACATTAAAATATGAATTAAATGATTGAGAAAACATATTTATGACATCTTGATCAAATCCTTCTGGTTTAATTGTAATATAGTGAGTAATACCATCAATAATGTCAGACCATCCAGTGGTAAATAACTTTATATTGTCTCTTTTACAAATATCCTCTATTATAGAATAAAGATTAAATAAATGATTTTTAACATGTTTTTCACCATTTAAAGCAAAAAAATCTCTTCCATAATTTGGAAACATCATAAATATATAATCTGGACTACCATATTTTCCTATATACTTTAAAACATTAAGCATTATATCTGATGCTGAGCCTCCAGATAAACTTACATTAAAAAAACCACTACACGATTTATCTTTACTTATATATTCATATAATTTATATGCCCAAGTTTTTTTAACAGTATCCAAACCACACCCAACCGTAACCGAACATCCAGCAAACAATATGTTATGTTTACTTTTATCAATACTAATAAATTTATCAGAAACATAGTTATGATCAACAATGTTTTTTAAATTTTTGTCTAAATATGGACCCAAGATATCTTTTGTTTGAGTAAGCAAAGAACCATTATGTGCTTGCAATGTTACTGGTGTACTCAATGCGTGATATTCGTAATTATTTTTCATAAATTAATATATAAAATTTCTTTTTTTAAAATATTTTTTATTTTTTTTTAACCAAAAATAAAACTTTATTTTATAAATTATTTTTTTCATCGCTATATTTTCTATAAAAAAATTTATACCATGCGTAATGAAAGGCATGTCCATAATGTTTATTTCTGTCTGGTGCAATATACAGGTGTTCGTCATTTTTATTGTTTTGTGCAAACTTAAAAATATCATGACGAGTATCATCTATTGATAATGCTGTGAATGTTTTTGTTTTTTCTTCTATTTTTTTTAATCCCTCATATGGACTAAGTCCAGCAAACTCATTGTAAAAACTATCCTTTTGATAATGTTGTCCATGTTTGTGAGGCATTGTATTATTATTTTCCATATTTTCCCACCAAGACTCGCCATCCATAACCCAGGTAGTAGAAATAAGTTTTATATTTTTTGCATTACAAAAATCTTCAAACATTTTATATATTTCTACAATATGTGATACTAAAAGTTGTCTAGATTCTTTAAAATATATATGATCTCTTTCAATTTCTGGTAATAGCATAAAGATATAATCTGGTGCTCCATACTTTCTAATATATCTATAACAATTTTTTATTGTTTCAAATATAGTTGATCCACATATTGCTAAATTATAATATCCACTTACCTTTTGATTTTTTGATATTTCTTTATGTAACAAAGATGTCCATGTTTTATCTTGAACAACTCCTTCTCCAAATGTATTTGAACATCCAGTAAACAATAGATGTAATCCGTCATGTGTTTTTTTAAAATCGTCACACCTATATCCATTTGAATTTAATTGATAGTTAAAGTTTTCCATTTGACTTGTGGGAAGGTTTGGAGAAAGTAAATCGAACATATCAGATCTTAATATTATATTTGTTTTGCTTGTTTTTATAGCATTATTCTTGTCCATTAGAGTTCCTTATCATTGATGATGGAACATTATGAAACCAGGTTGGTATAGCATATCTTGGACCCACTAATACTGGTGCAACCTCGTGAACATATAAAAAATTTGATGGAAAAAATACCAAACTTCCTGGCTCTGGTTTTATTGTAACTCCAGATTGTTTAAAAGTTATTTCACCGCCCAAATAGTCATCATTTAAATAAAGCAAAACCGACAACACCCTAGTGCTAATACCTTGATCTTGATGTGCAGGCAAATATCCAGATTTATCATATCTCAATAGGTTTGTTGCATGTTCTTTTGATTTTATATTTTTTTGAGCAAATGGATATAAAACAGTAGAATAATGTTTTAGTGCATTGTCTATTGAACCGTGTATTCTTAATGATATATTTGTTTGTTCATTTTTAAAGGCATCAAACTCAGATATTTGTTCTATAGTAGGTATAAATTTTTGCCAACAAAATACTTCATTTGTTCCAGCACTATCATTTATCCATGGCGTCCATTTATCAACTACAGTTTTATCGTGTAATTCTGGGCTATTATTATATCTTTCATCTAAATCTTCTATATTTTTAATTATTTGATCAGTATTAATTAGAACATTTTTATAATAAACTAATCCTAAATCTAAAACCTCATAGTTGAGACTGTCTAAATTCACGTTCTGCCGCCTCTCTTTCTAGTGGATGTTCTGCTGCCCTCCATGTTGGATTTTTATCTTCTCCTAAAAAATCTGGATCAGCATGTTCTGGAATAGAAGTGTGCATAAATAAAGCAGTATATCTATGTCCCTCAGTTACTTCTGTTATTCCGTGAATATATTCGGACCCAGCACTAGGAAAAAACACTGCAGAATATTTTTTAGGCTGATAAACAAAGTCTTGATTTGGAAAAAATATGCTGCCACCTTTAAATTCTGGAGATTCATTTAAATAAATCACAGTACTAAATTCTATAAACGGCTCTGGTCCCTGTGCATCTAGATGTAGACCGCCCCTTGTGCCTTTAGTCCAATGTGATCCAAAACCTTTAAATACATATATTGGATTAACAAAACCATTAATTGTTTTGTGTAGTTCGTTTGCTTTTTGACCATATTTAACTAAAATATCCATTACAACACTGTTATAAGGCAAAGAGGTCCCACCATATCTTTTTTTATAATACTCTGGGTATGGATTAGTTTCAGTTGGGCTGTGCTGTTCTCTTATCAGCGTAGCAGCATCTTCTGGCGTAATAAAATTTTCAACAACTTTAATTCTATGCATATTTTCCAATCTTTACTATATTATACCATTAGTCAATATAGTTTACCTTTGTCATAAACTTGTTTGATTCTATATCCCTATACTTAGACTCATCTGGGTCATACTCAACGTCAGTATCTGGAAAGGGTATGCTATATATACTGTTTCTATCTATACCGTGAATTTGACAAAAATTCTCAATTGATGGCGATAAAGGGTTATTTAAATCTATATGTTTATTTTTTTCATTTTTTAATAAAGAAATCATTTCATTATAGTTATGATATTTTGAAAAAGTTGTATATATTTCTTCTATTGTATCTTTTCCTTCTTTTGCATAAAAGTTATTTGGACAAGAGTATACCTTAACATTATCTGAATAATACATCATTGACAATGTTTCTTCTTCTCCATAATACTTTAAATATTGTGGATATCCAACACGCTTTAGTGTTGAAGAATGTCCAAATATTAAATCTCTACCAACAAAGTTAGTTGAAGAAAAAATATCTGAAACACTTTCTTCTTTTTTAAAATAAAACAATCCTTGATTTTTTAATTGTATTTTATTTTTTACTGAAATTATAGAATTTTTATTTGGCAAAGCATTTATTAGTTCTTCGTCCCAATTATCTTTTAGCAAAATGTTATCAGACATTAATAACATAAAATCTGAATCACACAAGTTATCATTAACTGCTGCTGCTTTATAATGACAAGGTCCCTTAATATTATCCCAAAAAATATGATTATATTGACAACTTTTAATACTTTTAAAAAAATCTATTCTTGTTAACGGATTTTGATCATACAATGTAAAATGAATTCCATTTTTTTTAGATGATTTTTCTATTAAATTTAAAACAATTTTTTTTAACATTTTTTGTTTATATGAATATATAACTATATCTATTAATGGTGCAATCATGTTATTTTTTATCTTTTATACCAAACAACTTTTTTCGCCACGCTGTTTTTTTATAATATCCGTACAACATTGATCTTCTATTTTCTGCTTTAAATTCATGCTCCAACAGTTTATCTGCATCATTATTTATTTCTAATTCCCAGTTATCTCTTTTAAATGGAATTACTTGAAATATAGGAGTTCCCTTTTTTATTATACCCTGAAATCCTCTTTTTAGAAAAAAGGCAGTAAATACTGGAAGTCCCCAGATATCAGATTCAACAATTCCAGATAGAGTGTAAAATGGTAAATCATGCCTATTCATTGGATGAGTTATTAAAACAGAATAACCAGGTGGTGTTTCATAATACCAGTTCATCCTCCAGCCATAATGATATGGATGACAATTATCTGGAAGTGGCAAGTCAAGTGTGGGCCTTTTATCTATAACTAAATTGCTACTATTCCATGAAATTGTTGGCCTACCATCTTTATCAAGTTCAACCAACAGGTCTTCTTCTAATAAATAAAAATACCCAGCAGTTAGAGAATCAAAAAATGGCATACACATTTTTGTTGCAACCCTAGCACCATCCCCACCAATATTATTCACTGGGTGCAAAAATTTATCATCGTTCCAAACTTCATGCTTTGCTAAACTCTTATACCATTCTGGAACATGCTTAGATGCTGGCTCTATTGGAACATATATATCTTTAATGTCTGGACCATGTCCAGCAGTAAAAGATATCTTAAGTGGATCTTTCACTACTTATACTCTTTTTTTTGTCTAAACTTTTCTTTATATGAATGTTTAAATGAACTTCTTATTTTTAATCTTTGCTTTTCTATTTCATTATGTGATTCTTCATGTGTTAAAATTGTTGAACTCCATTCTTCTCTTTTAAATGGAATTACCTGAATTAAAGGGGTGCCCTGTTTTATTACACCATTAAAATCTTTTTCAATATACATAGACAAATGTCCATCTGATATAAATTGATCTGTATCAACCAATGCTGAAAACATTTCAAATGGCACATTGTCTCTATGAAAAGGATGTGTAAATAACGTGCTATACCCTTTTGATGTTTGAACAGACCAAAATGGCATTATTCTAAACACTTGTTTATGAAACCTATCAGTGTCTACTGGATATTCTTGAATTTGCTCTTTTGTGTGAGTAGCAACCATATCATTTCCAAAACTTTTTAACTCAAGTGGAACGCTCCATTCTATTTTTTCTGGATTGGTTGCATTTATATAAACATCCATTGGAAAAGTTATTATATATCCTGCACTCATTAAATCAAAAATTGGCATACACCTTTTTATTGTTCCACTACTACCACCTTTTGACACAAAGTCTTTTGTTTCATCACCTATAAACGCTGGTTGCTTTTTATACCATTCTGGTATGAACTTTGCTGCTGGGGCAGGTTGTGGTGCAAACATACTAGTTTTTTCACTAAACGGATAAAACTTTATCTCATTCATACTGTTTCCTTACTCTTTCTACCATTATATCACTTGCTATAAATTTTATATTATACATTGGACTAAATCTTGGTATTTTACCAAATTCTTGATCAACCATGTGTTTACCTTTATTTTTAAAGTGAAAGTATACAAAATCAGTATCAATTATCTTAGTATTTTTAGGTATCTTTTTAAAATTCATTGCTCCTGGATATATAACAAAAGGCGAATCTTCTGGTTGTTCTATAAATGTTTCAACTTCTTCATCAATAATCCATGGCACATAAAATCTAAAAATACCTTCAAAACAATCTTGAGGCAATTCATTATATTTTTTATCTGACAAATAGTACTGTCTTATCCATGGCCTGTCTTTATGGTACAAACCATCCTCTTCTTGTAAAAGAAAAATTTCTGCATGATTTTGTTGTTGCAAAATAATTTCATTATTATTAATTGAAATTAGTTTGGGTTTTAAGTATAACTGCTGAGCGTAAAGATTTATTGGCTTAATTATTGAATCAAAATGTTTACCTTTTTCAATACCCAAAGGGTAGGAAAGCCATTCTGATGCAACCCTTGATCTTTGATTTATATATAAAAATGATTCTTGTTTAGATTTATCCCAAATATTAAAATCATCTTGTAACGGTATTAATACTTCTTTTGTCATAGTTCTATTTCAGACCAATCTTTATTTAACAATTCTTTTGGTATAATCTTGTACCCACTTCTATCAATACCAATCTCATATCCTTTTTCAGCCTCTATCCAACCTAACAGATTAACTGTTCTATATTCAGAATCTGCTAGTTCAGCACCCCAAATAATCAAACCACGATTAAGATCTTTTTCACGAACTGCTGGTCCAGATTGTGTTCTTACTCTTCTTACCTCTATGTTTGTTCCTACGTCTGGCATATCTTTATACTTCTTATGCTTTCTACCGTCCCAAACTGAGGCATGCCAATATTGGTTTGTGTATTTAGCAACTGCTAATTCACAGATTGCTGATGCAGGTTGAGCGTTTCTATCTTCTTCCATACTAGATCTATTGTAGTATGAAGCATCTACCTTATTCCAATTCTCTGTGTATCTTCGCATACCAACCATATAGGCATGTTCATATTCCCATGGTTCTAATTCAACTATCAACTGTATTCCTATTCTGTTAGTATTGCGAGCCTCGACTCAGGATTGAACTGAGGACCTTCCGCTTACAAGGCGGACGCACTACCACTGTGCTATCGAGGCGTGGGAATAGTAGGACTTGAACCTACGATAGCCGAATTATGAGTTCGGTGCCTTAACCTACTTGGCTATATTCCCTTTGGCTGGCGTGGTAGGTCTCGATCCTACGACTTCGAAATTAACAGTTTCGCACTCTGCCAACTGAGTTACACGCCATTGTTTTTAATTGCTTGGTTCA